GCAAAAAAATCAAGAATTATATCTCCGGGCTTGGTGGATATTTGTATGAGGTGTTTGATAAGAGAAACGGGCTTGGGATAGTCGAAAAACTTTTTCTTCATTAATTCCATATATTGCTTGGTTGCCATTGTGCTTGAATATTTTTCTATTAATGCAATTGGCGGTAGTCTTCTTATAATTTGTCTGCATTCATTATCAACTTTAAAATATTGTTTTGTATAAACAACCCAATTATTTCCTCTTTTTTGAAATTCAATAAAATCATTTTTTACTCCCCATTGAAATTTTTCTTTCGACCAACGCCAACAACCTTTTTTATTATTTTCACTTGCAACAATAATTGTATTTTCTGGCGAAATGATTTCGTAATCTAATGACTTTGAATATTGGATACTAAAACTGTTTAACTTTATTAACTTATACCTTCCTCTTTCTTTTACGTGCTTATCTTCCTTGTTATAGCTGCTATCTTCTTCAGAGGCTTCTCCCTGTATATTTAATTGATCAATATCTTTTGCAAGGCACAAAATATATTCATGTTTTACTTTTATATTTTTGCTATCAGAACCTCCACCACCTTCTTTATTTGCCCATATAATATTAGCAACAAAATTCCCTTCGCCAAAGACTTCGTTCATAAGTATTCTTAGGTGGTGGACTTCGTGGTCGTCTATGGACACAAATATTACACCGTCTTCGCGTAAGAGTGTGCGGGCTAATTTTAATCTTGGATACATCATACTTAACCAACCAGAGTGTCCCCCAAACTTATCATTGTATAAAAATTGTTTATTTGTATTGTATGGTGGGTCAATGTATATACACTTAATCTTATTTTTGTAGTTGTCTTGCATTATTTTTAATGCATCCAAATTATCACCTTCAATAACAATATTATTTGTATTATCTGCATTTTTACTATTATCTATATCTAGTGATAAATATTTATTGGTAGGTGTTATAGCTTCTTGTATAGCTTCCTCTTTGCCCTTCCAAGTAAATTGAATATCTTGCATACTTTATCTAGTATCAACACTATACACAAGACTATTCAAATTGCCACTTATATTTTCAAGCGGTGCACTTGTAATATAGTCGGTTGCATACTCACTTGTCAACTGTGTCTTGATTGCATAATTGACTTTATGAATATATCTAGCTTCATTTACATCAAATAACTCACTGCCTAAATAGTTTGCTGGGTAGGTTGTTTTATCATCAAGCCCTATATTTTTTCTAGTAAAAGGGTATGATAATATTGACTTATGCAATACTGCCTCCAACCTTCTTGCTAAATCCATTAAAGTTCCTAAATATTGCGTATTTGTATTTGGTAAAAACATATATATACTAACTGGGTAGATTTCATATATTCTAAACCCTGTTGACTGCATATTATCATACATTCCTGCAATATCGGTTGTTGTTATGTTATTTTCATTGTAGACTTGTGAATTTTCTAGCACAACTGCTATTGTGTTTTTATACTCGGTTCCTGTATTATTTACATCATATCCATCAACAATAATATCAATGTTTGCACCATACTTTATATTTAGTATATGCAACTTTATTGTGCCTTGTGCGGGGCTATTTGGTGTAATGATATTTGTTGAATATGTAAATGTATCTGGGTCAACAACTGTAATTTGTTTGTATCCGTTGTATTCATTGCTTGCAAGTTGCAAGTTGCCTGCATTTGTTGCTGGGCTTGCTGGTGTTGTTGTTATCTTTGCTTTTAATACTGTATCACTCACAATTTCGGTCAATAAGAAACTTCCATTGTATTCGGCGGGGCTTGCATTTGCTATTGTTATATATCTTTTTTCATTTAGTAGTGCATATTGTTTGTGTGAAGTCGTGCAAGTAATAGTTATGATATTGCCCGCCCTTGTAATACTTGTTATATCAACTGGCTCAAACGCTCCTGCTATTGTTATATAATCTCCTGTTTCTAAGCCGTGTGCCGTTGCTGTGGCGGTTATAGTATTGCCTGTGGCAGTCAAGCTTGTTATATCAACTGTGTTTGAAAATACATCTGTGAATTGTGGCACCAACGCCCTTAATCTTTCAACTACATCTAATGCTTGCATACTTTATCTTGACTATAAATAAGATTTACATAATCATTATTGTTTAGAAAATCAATATTATTTACATATACAAAACTTCCACCACCCTGCCAGTTATGATTTTTACTCACTCCGCCTTGTTCGCCTTCTAATACTCTTTGCATTCTTTTACAAGTAATGTCGTTAATGTAATCCATTTGTTCCACCATAATCCACCTTCTGCCCATCTTGTGTGCCACTGCCCCCGTAGTGCCACTCCCTGCAAAAAAGTCTAATACTAAATCACCCGGCTTGGTAGATATTTGTATTATTCTTTCCAAAAGAGACTCGGGTTTGGGAGTGTCAAAAATTGCACTATTAAATAATACTTTTACTTCATCTTTAGCATTTGCGTTATTAGATAATTTTGTCCATATAGTTTCGGGAATACAGCCTTCGTTCTCATATCTAAACAATTTACGATATATTTTATCTCCAACAATAATCAATCTATTATCTTTATCTAGTTTTGTCATTGTGTCTTTATTAACAAGCCAAAGTCTTTTTGAAAACCAGTTGCCATTCTTATCTGTAAATTCAAATAAAGATCCGCCTTGCTGTCTTGACCAAAGCCCTAAAGCTCTATATTTTCCTCTGGGATCATTATCTGGGTTTTTGTATGCCTTTTCAGTTTCTTCTTCCAGATCAATTCGATTGATTATAAAATTCTGTTTCTTTTTTGCAAACACACATATAATTTCATGCGATACACTCAAATATTTTGCTGAATTATCTTTTCCGCGTTTTTTATGCCATACTATATTGCTAATAAAATGTTTACTACCAAACACTTCGTCCATCAATACCTTCAAGTAGGCTTGTTCGTTATCATCGCATTGCACAAATATCACTCCATCATCGCTTAGTAGCTCTCTGGCAATTTGTAATCTATTCTTCATAAATACTAGCCAGGTGGAATGGTTGAAGTTATCGTTGTATTTGAAACTATCATTACCTGTGTTGTAGGGTGGGTCAATGTAGATAAGCTTTACTTTGCCTGTGTAGTATTTCTGCAACTTATTCAATACATCTAATGCATTACCTTTGATTAGATAATTATTGTTAATATTCATAAAAATCTTTCACAGTCTTCTATTCGCATTTTACACCATTCTATTTGTGCCTTGTTTGCTTCTATTGCATTTTCTACACTACCAAACTCCTGACTTATAACATAAGCTATAATGTCTGTTGGTTGTGATGCCTGCCAAGTATGTATAGCCTCCGCACAATTGTCTATTTGTGTTTTTGCACTACTTATTTTTGTGCTAGCCTCTTCGGGTGCTAATTGTTTTCTTATCTTGTTATATCTAACTTTTTTCATATTGTATTTATTTATATCAAATTATATTCCAAGGCTAAAGAAAATAAGCCTATAAACGCAAATGGGCTTACGCAAAATACAACACTAGCTATAATGCCGTTTCTCAATTCTTTTTGTGTATATCTTGTTCGTGTTGTCAAGCTTCTAACTCTGCCACGCTTTTTACGGTATTGATAATAAGTGCTACCACAAACTTTAAAACTACATATAGCATATACAATTTTTTTATTTTTAAACAAGTCAATGCCTTGGTGTATCAAATGGTAATATCCATCTTCTGTCTTGTATAAAAAGTCTTCATCATTATAAACTGTGCAACTTACTATTTTAAGATCTGTTCCATCTAATACAATTTTATCATTATTATTATTTACCAAACTCACATATCCGTCTTCTGTTGTAAAAGTAAAATATTGATTATTATATGAATGACAATGTATAGCATTCTTATTATATAATACATCTTTTCCACATTTTACCAAATGCCAATATTCATCTTTTGTTTGATACTCGTAATCATCATAATTATAAAAATAGCCACGATAATTGCAATAGTGGAAACAATTTATAGCTTGCAAATTTTCTAACAAATCAACGCCATCCCTTATCAAATGGTAATAACCTTCATTATCTTGATAACTATATACTTTGTTGTATAATTTGCTATTGTATTTCTTATAGTTATTAAACTGTTGTGAAAATTCATACTCTTTTTGTCTTGCAATTTTCTCCTCTCGTTCTGCCTCTTTATCATCTTGTATGCAATTATGAAACGCAACGCCTGCAAGTATTGAAAACAACATATACTTTAATTAACAATGATTTATACTATTACATATATAGTTATAATATATAAAATATAAATTGTCAAGTGTTTTTTTACAATTTTATCAAGTTTGTTATTGTTTGTTTTACTTTTTGATCGTTCTTATCTGCCGTCTTTTTAATTGGCTTGTTTCTTTCTTCAAGTTGTTTTGCATATGCTTTTGCAAAGGTGGCACTACCAAATATCATTCTTGTGCTTCCTAACACTTTAAAATCAATAGACTTCCTATAAGCTCCTGTTATAATAGCTGGCAACTCACTAGGTCTTGACGCCGTGTGTATCCTGCCCCTTATTAATCTTCTACCGCCTATACCAACATATACTTTGTATTTTCTACCACTAACATTTCGGGCGGTCATTGACTTTTTCAAATCATTTGTCAATAACTTCCCGGCCGTGTATAGTCCTCTTCGCATTGCCTGCCTTGTATGATTTGCTTGTTTATCTAGTTTCTTAAAAGTATTAATTGTTATTCTAGTAGGCTTGTAAGTTATCATATAGCTTTTTTTGTAATACTATTATTTACATATATAGCTATAATCATCTTCATAAGAGCAAGACTTTTTGTATAATCCGCACTTAATTTCGCAATTTTTTAAAAGAATTTTTAAACATATATATACTTCCGCAACCATCTTATTAAATTGTAAAACAGTCATATAATATCTGTCAACATCTTCATTCTCATCTTCATCTACTTTTCTCACATATTCCAAAGCGTCTTTTTCGCCTAAGATTTCTACAATACCATCTGGTATTTTATCAGTATGAAATGGAAATTCTTGACTTAACTCTATACTGCAATAGCGATCATGAAACTCAAAGTTTATATTTTTAAGGAGCTTAATATGTTTTTCTTTTACTATAAATTCCAATTGATCGGTAATGTTATCATAATACTTACGAAAAACATAAGCACAACATTCTGTGCTACAGGTAAATCGTCTTCCATCTTCGGCAACATATAATACTTTTTCAATTGTTTCAGTTATTTTTACTGTTTTTGGTTCAGGTAACATATACTTTAATTAACAATGATTTATACTATTACATATATATGTATAATATATATAATATAAATTGTCAAGAGTTTTTATTAGAAATTTGCTCTTTTTGTGCTATCTCCACGCTCCGTGCAAACAAACTTAATGCTTTCGTCTGCATAATCAATATTTTCTATTCTTAACACATCAAATATCTTGTCTTGAAATAGAATTGATAACTGTTTGTCTATTATAGCTCCCAAACTTGTTGAATATGGTGTTATAAACTCTACATTTGTCACATCTGCAACATTTATACCATCAAAAGACTGCACGCCCGCCCTTGTTCGCACCATACCATATACAGTCAATAAGTCGGTGTAGGAAGTTCGCATATTGCCTCCTGTGGTGCTTGGTGTCTCCCTTGCTTGTCTTATAACAAATTTCTTCCTGTCTTTTATGCAAGTTTTTCTTGTGGAAGACTTAAATCTTTTGCAATTCATACTGCACGCAATATCAAACTAGGTAATTTATAAGCTTGCAATACATTGTTTGCTAATTGACGCACACAATCATCACAATCGCCCCTGTTTTCATAAAGTCCTGCTATAAGCATATATAAGCCTTGTTTTATACCTTGTAACACATCATCTGCACTTGCACCATATCCAGCAACAAAAGTAATCTTAACCGCCTGTGGTCGTGTATCTGCCGTCGGGTATGAATAGTTGTTATTCAAGAATACTTGACTGTATAAGTTTGAATTTGTTGTATCATAACTCTCACTTGCAAAAGTAGTCAAGACGCCGTCCTTATAATACTCTATACTAGTTATGCTTTGTAGTTTTGATTTTCTTATTTCTAGTTTGACACCATTGCAAGGGAAGTAGTCAAGGTAGGCTTCATATGTTTTATTTATAAAGTCCCTGCCTGTTATTTTTTCTGCCAACTCTGTTGCAACTGTTATCAAGTTTGTAATATAAGTGTCTTCGTCGGTTCCAGCTATTTTCAAGTGTTCTTTTACATCTGCTAATGCAACGGGTAAAGTATCCGTCCCATCTGTTATATAGTTTGTAAATGCAACGCTTGATATAGTGTTTGTCAATATTGCCATATTACCTTGTTGTTGCAATTAACTTTAATTCAACATCCGCCGTTTGTGTGCCTCCTACTACTTTAATATAATTGAAACCACAAACTGGGTGTGTTCCGTATTTTTCACCTAAATCAATCCAAACATCTTTTGTGTTGCTTCCAAAAGTTATCTTGCCATTATTTCCATCATATAACGACTTAAAAGTGGTGCCGTCCATACTTGCCAAAAATTCAATTGTGTTACCCACAAAAGCACTAGGCAAGTATAATCTAATAATAGAAAAGCAATTTACATATATTGCATTGCTTGTTGTTTCAGTATCAAGTATAGTTACCGTCAACTCTTCGCATCTACTAACTGTTTCTGTTATTAAAGACATATCTATTATTCAACTTGTTTGCTTTTTTTCTTTTTTGTTTTAATTTGTGGGGCTTCAATATCCTCCTCTTGAATTGCCTTGTTCTCAACTTCAACCTCAGGGGCTTCAATTATAATATCTTGCACCTCTTCTTGTTCTTGTTTCGGCTCTGCTAATATCCCCCATTTTTGTTGAATAAATGTATTTGCAAGTTTGTCATATATATCATAGGTCAAGCCTGCTTCGTATTTTTTTGAATAGCAACCGCTTTCGTCTTTGGAAGCTACAATTGTTTTTAAAACTTTTATTTTCATATTAAGATAAAAATGATAACTAATGTATCCTAATATAAAAATCAATAGGGCTCAAAAGTCAAGCCCTATTTACTAACTACCATAATCAGCAGTTACCAATTGTCTTGAAACTTCTGCAAGTCCAGTAAAAGGGTTATTTACTGCAACATAAAAGCCTGTTTTAGCCGTATCGGTTATTTCAAGAGTAAATACACCAGTTGCTAGCGTTTGCACTCTTAAAGCTTTTTTTGCTGCATAAGTTCCAATAACTGCACCGCTTGCTGTTTTTGCTGTTACAGTTCCAGAGGCAGTAGTTGCTGTTAAACCAGCACCAGTTGCCGCATCACTTAAAAACACATCAAGAGATACAGGTTTTGCAATAGTATTACCTTTGCCATCTTTTACAGTTATTGCAACTTCACATACATTTGCTGCTCCATCACTTATTTCAAACTCAAAAGAAGTGGGCATAAGGTTATCTGCACCACCAACAAAAAGGGCGTTTTTACCATCCGTCCCCCCTTGTTGAAATCCATTTTCTACATTAGACATAATAAATCATCAACAAGTTATTATTGTGTTACAGGGGCTACTAGTGGGCTTCCAAGACTTGCAAGACCAGTGATTGTTCCACCAGTTGTCACACTAGTAGAGACTATAGATAATTTTACATATCTTTTGTCACCAGTATAACCAATGGTCTTAACTTCGCTTGTTGCATCAACAGTTGCTTCAGCTTCAGTTCCAATTAAAAAGTCATCCGCAACATTTGTATAGCCACTTCCAGAAGTATCACTTTCTTGAATAAGCGGAGTGTAATCACCATCGGTAATTGCTCCAGCTATAATATCGAAAGTTAAACTTGAATAACCTTGCATATCAATTTCAACACCAGCAGTAGTGGTATTAGTTGAAATTGCTTGAGTTGCAAGGGCAATTACTTTTTTATTATTATTTTTTGAATCTCTTATAGACATAGTATTTTATAAAATAATTGTTATTAATTTTTTAACATATTGACTGCAACAATTAAGCTACAGTCAATTTTTTCAATGCTTCTGCTAATCTAGGACCAGCACCACATCTTTTTGACATTACAAAACGCACTTGACCGCCAGTTGCAAGAGTGTTTTCATCTTGAATAACTCTCAAGCCTCTTCTCTCAATAAAGTAGTATCCTTCGTTGAAATTACCAAATACAACAGGAGTAGTTCCAGTTCCCCAGTCAGGCATATCCTCAGACAAGATATAACGACGCCCTGCAACAGTGTTTGGCAATTGTTCCGACCCAGGCTGAAATAACCATTGACCTTGACCGTCAGTAGCAATTCTTATTTGTTGATATAGAGTTTTAGAATTGAAAAGGAAGCTTGACCCCGCTAAATAAGTGGAAGGAATATCAGCTTGAATACTAAAAAAGTCTTTTGCTTGAAATGCACCAGCACTACCGCTCGTTGTTCTGGCAGTAATACCATTTCCATTAGTAAGCAGACCGTGGTGTTCGTTCGCACCACTACCAAGTATTGCAAGGCGACCCTCTTCTTTAGCAAATGCTTTTGAAAAAGTATCCAGCAAGTATGCACCAAGGTTGTATTCTGCATCTTCTAACAACTCAGTTGATACAGGCACAGCAACTGCTAACTTATATACAGGAATTGTAATTTGACCCATAACAGGTTGGCTTTCTTGCATTGTTTGTAATTGTCCGTTCACATAAACTTGTGGCTTAGTTGCTTCTAAATCAATTACAAAAGCTTCTTTTGAAGTATTTACTACATTCATAAAACTTTTAACTTGTGTAATTTCGTCGGCTTTTTGCAAGATTTGATTTGCATAATCAGGTCTTACAAGATAACCACCAGCAGTATTATTAAAACTTGATAATGCTTTTTCTTCTAGCTCACCTTGAATAGTTGATTTAGTAAGGTCAACTTTACATAGTTGGTTAAACAAATCTTTCACATCTTTTTGCTCCTCTTCGCTTTTTGCACCAAAAGAAGGTTCGTTCATAGCAGCTTCGAGTTTAGCCATTTTACTTTCAAGCTCTTCTTGCTTTTTTTCTTTTTCAACAAGATTTTTTACTAACTCTTGATTTTTAGCTTCAAACTTATTAAGTTCCTCGTTCATTTTATCAAAAGCACCTTTTTGCTCACCACTTAGATTTTTAACTTCACCAACGCTCTCAGCAAGCTTTCTTAATTCTTGCAACACTGTTTCTTGTGATTGCTCTTTTACTTGTATATCAGACATATTTATTCTTATAAACTGTTTTTAATATTAATAATTTGATTTTTAATAGATTTCAGGTAATATTCAACCTCCGCATCACGCTTCGCTTTATTATAACCTTTATTGTAAGATTTAGTTTGCAAAGCATCCCGCTCCGCTTCCAAATCTTGTTTCACAACCCCTTTTACAAGAGATATAAGTGACTTTGCCTCCGAGCCAGTGCATCCCAGCCCCTTCAACTCTTTTTCAAGAGTTCTTATGTTGTCAATGTTTTTACCTTCTAGGCTTTTAAAAGATAGCACGCTTGCCTTTGGGTTCATCGGTATTGTCACCAATGATATTTCGTGCAGCAACGCTTTTTTGATTATTCTTGTTTTATTCTTTCCATTATAATCCGCCTCCTTCACACGGAAGCCAATTGACATTTTTTTGATAACACCATCACGCATTAATATTGCCATATCTCTGCCAGCGTTTGTGTCTTTTGATATTCTACCTTCTACAATCAAGCCTTTTTCGTCTTCATAAAGCTTTTGTGATATACCAATCGGCACACGCAAATCGTGTTGTGATAAAATCGGTATTTCCATTTTTGATTTTAAAGCCTCTGCAAACGCCCCTTTTTCAATAATATCATTACCTAAATCAATATTACCATAAGTGCTTGCATATCCTTTGAAATACAAAAATCTAGGGTCTTCTGCCTCTTCTTGCTTGCATTCAACATCAAAACTCTTCCTCTCTATTTCGTCATCAAAATAGTTTTCAAATTCGTCAGGAATACTGCAATCTTGCTTTGTCAATATGTTTTCTTCTAGTGCCATTTCGCATATTAGATAATAACTACTATTAGTTAGCTATATTATCTAAATTTCATTTGTCAAGTAAAAAGTGTTTGTGTAGTATTTATAACCACAAACGCCGCACACACAATAGTTGCAATAAACAAATATGAATATATCACAGATATTGCATAATACCAAAAAGACTGCCACTTATTCTGCCTCTCATACAATGCATCCATTAACAACCTTGCAAATATAGTTAATAATAACAAGACTAACAATAAGAATGCTGCAAACATATAAAACTATATAACTATATCAAGTCTTTTGATTGATTAATAATATCTACCAAACATACTTCTATTAATTCAAGTGTGTTTTGTATATCTTGTTGAAATTGTATAAAGTCTTTTTCAACACTAGGGGTCAAGATTGATATTTTACCTTCTGCATTTATGGTAAGTTTTATTCTTGTTTCAGGTTCTTGTATTTCAAGTGTGTTTTCCCAGCAGTTGAAGTCAACATTCAACCCTTTAAAATCATAATCATTTGCAAAATAATATAATTCTTTGTTGTTATTCAACGCCTCTCTACTAGTAGGGTTAAGTTTGATTAATGCAACAACACCATTAACAAGTTTAGAATTCAAATTAAACATATACTATAATTAATAAATATTAAAACTATTACATATATCTATATAGTATGTATTATGTAAATTGTCAAGTGTTTTTTTTATTTTTTTTTAATATTTGTTCACACTTCATAATCTGCAATACATCTGCACCTCATACTCTCCTTTGGTGGAAGATTAGGGTCTCGGGGCATTTTAGCTGTAAATCCACCTACCAAAAAAAAATCATCTACATTCACAACTTGCCCGTCTGCTATTGCGTGTGTTTCACGGGTTCTGCCGTCAAGTGTTGCATCCCATCTTTTTTTTACCTGCAATATTGTTTGTGTTGTTGTAATAATAGTGGCTTGATTAACCAACTCTGCCTCCCTTTGCCTACTCCACGCTTCACTTGTGCCTACTGCGTCCTCTGTAATAAGTTCTGCCCTACTTTGTGCCTTCTTTTTTATATCCTTTGCAATTTGTTTAGCAATAAAAGACTTTTTCTTGTCTTGAAATCTTTGTGCTTGTTCGGGCGTCCCTTCTTGTCTATAAGCGTTTAATGTTGTATTATATAGTGCCGTTGCTGCAATAATAGCGGCGGTTATCATTTTTTCATTTGTATCTGTTATATACTCACTTTTTGCCTCTGGTTCATTTGCAACATAAAAAGTGGCGTCTTCTTGAAACTTATTATTTACTTCCTGCAACTTATTATCAAGCTCATCATCTTGTATCTCCACTTTTTGTTTTACTTCAAGCTCCCATATTTGCAAATAAGATTTAGTTTCAAAATTCACATTGTATTTCTTTTCGGTTGTTTTTCTTATCTCAAATCCAAACTCTTTTATGGTGCGTCTGTATATCTTGCGTATCTCACTTATAAACTCTGGTGTGTAATTTTTTGCAAGTTCATTAGCTGGTATGTTCTCAACTGCCATATATAACGCTTCTGCGTCTTTTGCAAGGTTGTTGAATATTGACTTGATTTGTGGAATAAATCTAACTTCAAGCTTGCGTTTTGCAATATCAATAGTCTGTGCCGTTGTTTGTAGTATATCAATACTGCTCATCTTGTGTTGCAATAATATCATCTATTGTCTTTTGGTCGTATCCTGCGTCTTTTAAAGTTTGTATAAACTCATTGCTAACACTCTTCTTGACTGGCTTTTTTCTATTGTCGCTTGTGTCAATATCATTGCCAATTGGAACTAAATTTTGCGGTCGGTAATAAGTATCCCCATTTTCTGCATCTGCCTCTTCGCCTATTTTACTTAATGTTTTATTAAGTGTTAAAATACCAGCCTTATACAATTCAACTGCATTATTTATCTGTCTTTGTTTTAATACACTTATTTCACTCTCATCCACTCTTAATTCAAGATTGTCTGCATCTTTGTATCTAGGCTTTAATATATTGTGTGTTAAGAAATCAAATAGATTGTTTGTCAATGGTATAACTGCATTGTCATAAAAAGACACTTGTGCCACTTGTTGATTGTTAAAAGTTGACTGCCCGTATATAAGGTCGGTTGGTATCTTTAATGCATTATATATAGCTTTGGTGCAATTATCAAGTAGTTTGTCAAAATCCATATCTTTTGGGTTTTGTGATAACTGTTGATATTGCAACTTTGTATTGCCTGTTGACAACATTGTTTTGCCTGCATTGCCACTGCCTGCAAGATTGTTCTCAATATTTCTTTGAAGTGCTGTTTGGCCCTCATCATCAATCTCACCTTCATAATGTAGTATCCCTGACGCTCTTAATCCGTTTTCAAGTAGTTTTCTATTATTTAGATATACTTGTGAATAAGTTTCAAGTTGTTCTTGTGTTGCTTCTAACAAACTCACACCATACAATAACTCTTGCCCTTGTGTAGGGTTGAAAAAACGCATATGTAATAATTGCCCCTTCTCATTGTAAAATATGCCTCGTTCGGTTGCTGTGTTTGTAAAAGTTTGTATATTACCTGCGGAAGTTACTTGATATTCTCTTGGCTTGCCTGTTGAATTATCTTGCACTGTAATGCAAGACGGGTTATATAAGTATAATGCAGGCGGTGGTGCAACAAGATTTTCTCCTGAAACAAAACAATAAGAATTGCCTGTTAATATGTAGTGTCTTATAAAAGTGTTTAAAAACTGCTTGCCTGTTTGGTAGGGGTTGGGTTGTTTTAATAAGTCTAGGAAGGGGTGTTGCAATATATACTCTTGCTTTTGTGTATCATATAGCTTTAATGGTATTGTTTGCATTCCTTGTATTATATATTCAATACCTGTTTGTAGTGGGTGAATTAGCTTGTAATACTTAAAAAATTGACTAGGCGTTCCTTGTAATTTCTTCGCAGGTTCTAACTCTATAAGTTCGTATTGATTGTAATATTTCTTTTCTAAGACAATATTACTCTTTTTACCAAATCTAGGAAACAATTTCATTTATAGCTATATTGAAAATTATTGTATTGTCAATATAAAGTATTAAAATGTAAAAAGTCAATTAAAAACTAAATACACGCATTGTAGTTGTTTTTCTTGTAATCATATAGTTTAGAAACTGTGATATACTGTCTACAATATCATCGTGCTTGCCTGACGGAAATGTTATAAGTTCATTTTGTAAATCTTGCAAATAGTTTGCCTTATCATAAAACAACACTCTACCATTATAAAACAACTCTGTTATGTTATTTACTCTTGCAACCTTGTCTTTATCAACTTTAATTGGCTTGACTTGTTTTAATCCTTTTTGCTTCAAGTCTTGTATTAATGTTTGCCCGCTTGCCTTGTCTTCTATTAATACTTCGTTGGGTGCATACTTATAATATAAAGATATAAGATTTTCAATAAGTTGCGGATATTCAATTTTACCCTGCCACATATCAATCAAGTAATAATCGGTTGAATATACTGTTTTCACAACGCCCCAAGTGGTGCATACACTATAATCATTTTCTTGCCCCGTCTTATATGCTGTATCCCAGCTTTGATATACTTTGTCAAACTGTGTAGGCATCGCATCATAATAACAAAACCAGTCTTGTTTGATTATATTACCTCCTGATAGTATCGGGTTCTGTTGATATTGTGCCTGCCATACATATTCATTTATTTTTAACTCTTCTATTCGTTCCTCTGTGTATTGACTAGGTAATAAACATACTCCATTTTCAACAAGGGGTCTTGTCAATTGCTTGAAAAATTTACTATACTTATCTAGTAAAAAAGCAGTTATATCATTTGCAATATGTAGTCTTTGTTGAATATTTAGTATAAAACCCTTTGCATTGTTTAGTCTTGATAAAAGAGTTTCTGCATAAAATTGATTTGTCTTTTCTGTGTAAATAGCAGAGTGTATGTTTTGGGGCTTGTTTCCGTCATCAATTATAACGCCTCCTGAAAAACTAGTTGCACCTCTTATTGACGCTCCAAACCCTGTTATTGCACTTCCCATTTGTGTAAATAGTGCCTGCCCCCCTGCCTCATTTCTAACAAACTTTGCACTAAATACCTTCTTTTGTGTTTTTTTGTCTGTTATATCTGCATACTGGCTCCAAAAACTATCAATCGGCTCATCTTTCGTGTCCTCTTCTATTACATTATCAAGCGGATACATTGCTTGAAACTTTGGGTTCGTTAATATATTTACAAGCATTCTTGACACATCTTTTACAAGGTCTCCACTATAAGAAGTGTATATATAGTTTGCTTTTGGGTTATGACACCAACCATATGCCATAAAATACACGCTCATTGCAGTTTTAGCAGATCGCGGAGGAATATTGATTATACCCTTGATTATCTGCATATCATATAAATCCTGAAAAAACTCAAACAAGCTGTCGTGCATTGCTTCGTGTATAAATGGTCGTTCTTCTATTATTCTAAACATATACTTAAACCATTTTGCAAAGCCTTGTTCTAATAAGTAATTGCCTAAATACTGTGCCTTATCTAGTTCTTGCATATTACTTAATTGTTTTCTTGATTATGTCTTTGCATTCTTTATCTAGCTTTTTCTTTTT